ACACTAACTGCAGATTCATTTACCATAAACGGCCAAAATGTTGATATTAACGGCGGCGACTCACTCGACAACGTTGTAGCAACTATCAATAGTAATAATGTTCCTGGTATAACAGCAAAGAATGTTAATTCTGTACTAAAATTATACTATGACGGCGCACAAGAAAGCGGCAATGCTATTACACTTGCTGGAACTGGCCTAGAAGCCCTAAATCTAACAGCAGGCACATACAACGGTGTAGAACTTGTTCAAGCACCACACACAAGTGTACCGGCCTGGAAAGTGAACGACGAAGATCGCCCAACAGGATCTGTTTGGATTAAAACAACTGATCCTAATCTTGGTGCACGCTGGAGAATTAAACGCTGGAGCAGTGAGACAACATCCTGGGTAGAGTTTGATGCACCATTGTATGCATCGACACACAGCGCTCTGTTTGGACTAGATCGCGCAGGCGGTGGCGCTAACATTCCAACTGATAGTTTATTTGTTCAAACAAATGCAAATTACAACGACGGTTATGATGCTACTCCGTCTACTGCAACGTTTAGAGTGTTTTATAGGAATTCAACAGGAAACACCTTAGCAACTTCAACAATAATTGAAGCCAATACTTTTACAGCAGGAACTAATACTTTTTCGCTTAGAGAAAGTTCAAACGGCGAGCAAACGCTAAGTGATATTGTAAACATTAGTTTCCAAGCTTCCGGCGGCGCAGATGATGCATTTACTATTGCTGGAGCAATAAATGCCGCAGGCTTAACACACGTTGAGGCAGGTGTTACTGACGACAATAGACTTACTATTACACATAAACAAGGCGGTGATATACGTGTAATTGACGATACAGCAAGTATTGCTAACATCTTTGTTCCGTTTTCGATAGACGACAGATCAGGCACTGCAAACTTTTACCAGCTACCGCAGGGCGCTGCAGAAGATTCAAGCGGCCAAACAGTGTATTTGATTTCTAACTGGAAACCGCTTGCAGCAGATGACTTCCAAGCAAGCCCAGATGATCCTACAAATGAACCAGCAGACGGGCAGCTGTGGTATAATCCAGAGTTTACCGATGTAGACATAATGTATCACAACGGAACTACTTGGGTAGGTTATCGCTACGACGGCTCTGATGTTGTTAACTTTGGAACAGCGGCATTTCCAAACACAGATCCAAACGGACCTCAGGTGCAGTCTGACGCACCCACAGTCCAAAGCACAGGCGATGCACTAGTAGATGGAGATCTATGGATTAACACTTCAAATATCGACGCATTCCCAGATGTTTACCGTTGGAACGGCGATCTACTTGAATGGGTACAACTAGATACAACCGATCAGGTTACAGAAGATGGTGTTTTATTTGCTGATGCACGCTATGGCACAACCGGTGCTACAGGTAATACAGCAGCATCAATTAGAGATCTATTAACTTCTAACTTCTTAGATCCAGATGCACCTGATCCAGCACTGTATCCAAGAGGTATGCTGTTGTTTAACACACGCCGAAGCGGCGGTAACGTAAAAGTCTACAGAAACAATTATATTGATACTTCTGCAGACAACACACGTCAAAACGACGAAAGCATGACTGCTTATGCAACCGATCGCTGGACAACAGCTTCGCCAAACCAAGAGGACGGTAGAGGCAGCTTTGGTAGATTTGCACAGCGCATTGTTGTAACGCAAGCACTTAAGAGCGTTGTAGATACTAGTCAGCAGATACGCGATACTGAAAGAAGAAACTTCAATCTTATTGCATGTCCTGGCTATACAGAGCTAATGAGCAATCTTGTAAATCTCAATATCAGCAGAGGTTTAACAGCTTTTGTGATTGGTGATACACCACTGAGACTTCCAGATGATGCTACAAGCATAAGCTCATATGCTACTAATGAAAACCTAGTAGTAGACAACAGCGAAGAAGGCCTTGTAACATTTGACGAGTATCTAGGTATGTTCTATCCAAACGGATTCACAACAGACCTAAGTGGCACTAATGTTGTTGTTCCTGCATCGCACATGATGCTAAGAACAATTGCACTTAGCGACAATGTATCGTTTCCGTGGTTTGCACCAGCAGGCACACGACGCGGCGGCATCACAAATGCTACAGCAGTAGGCTACATTGATGCAGAAACAGGCGAGTTCCAAACAATTGCTCTAAATGAAGGGCAAAGAGACACGCTCTATAACAACAAGATCAACCCGATTCCGTTCTTTGTAGGTGTAGGACTTGTCAACTACGGTCAAAAAACACGCGCAAGAAATGCAAGCGCACTAGACAGAATAAATGTTGTGCGCTTGGTAGCATACTTGCGTGGACAGCTTGATAGACTTGCTCGTCCGTATGTGTTCGAACCAAATGATCAGATCACAAGAGACGAAATAAGACAGGCAGTTGAAAGCTTGTTGCTCGAACTAGTTGGATTAAGAGCAATCGGCGACTTTGCTGTGGTGTGTGACGAAACAAACAACACACCTGCAAGAGTAGATAGAAACGAACTGTATGTAGACATTGCTATTGAGCCAATCAAAGCAGTTGAATTTATATACATTCCGCTGCGTGTTCAGAACACAGGAGAAATTTAAAAATGCCAATTACTTCACTTAACAATTTAGGTGTTCCAACCGACGGCGGCAACCAAGTTCTGTTAATGCCAAAACTGCGCTATCGCTTTAGGGTCATCCTTACAAGTTTTGGTGCAGAAGCATCTACAGAACTAACCAAGCAGGTTGCAGATGTAACAAGGCCAACGGTTAACTTCGAAGAGATGGAACTGCATGTTTATAACTCTAGAGTTTATCTTGCAGGCAAGCAACAGCTTGAAACTATCACGCTTACACTGCGTGACGACGCAACCGGCCTAGTACAAAAGCTTGTTGGTCAACAGCTACAGAAACAATTCGACTTTGTAGAGCAGGCTTCGGCTAGAAGTGGCATTGACTACAAGTTTACCACAAGAATCGAAATGTTAGACGGTGGCAACGGTGCTAATACACCAAACGTACTCGAAACATTTAATCTGTATGGTTGCTTCTTACAGAATGTTAACTATAACGAGTTAGCATATGATTCTAACGAACCAGCCACGGTTGCACTTACCATACGCTTCGATAACCTCGAGCAGTATGCTGCAGGCGAATCGGAAGTTTCGGCAGTAGGCGGTATAGGTGCAGCAGTAGGAAGAGCTATTGCAAGCGAGGCCGCAACAGGCGCGGGTTCTGTAGAATAAAAATACACCCTAGGCCAAGCCAAAAGCCCAGAATAAACTGGGCTTTTTTTATGGATAAATATTAGTATGGCAAATAAATTCACAAGGTTCCTTTCGGGCCTAGGCAAAGGCATAGTCAGTCCAAGAGGTACACCCAGTACCTACCAGCATGCCGCAAGGTTGTATCTAGACGACAATTTTAGACTGTCGCCGCGCACAAAATTTAATTATTTTGTAAAATTTGAACTAGATCCTACTGCAATCAAAGCACCACAATTTGATCGTGGAAAAATAGAAGAAGCAGGCTTGCTTGTAAAAAACCTGCAACTGCCTAGTTTTAGTTTTGATACTGTCACTAAAAATCAATATAATAGAAAGAAAATACTCTACAAAATGATCAGTTATGATGCTCTTAATCTAAGTTTTCATGACGACAGTGACGGTGTAGCAAATGCCCTGTGGGCAATTTATTATGGTTACTATATTGCAGATAGAAATTTGCCAGCGTCTGCATATAATGCTACCAAATACACACCGGTATCTAAAGAAGAAAACCTCAGCTATAGATACGGTTTAGACAATAACATAGGTGCACCCTTGTTTAGGAAGATACATCTATATACAATGAGTAGGCAACGGTTTTTGAGTTATACGCTCGTTAATCCTAAAATAACCAAATGGAGCCACAGTGACATGGATTATTCTCTGTCAGAGCCTGCACAGAATCAAATGACTGTAGAGTTTGAAGCAGTGCAATACGGCGGCGGCAGAGTTGATTTTAATAATCCTCCAGGATTTGCTAATTTACATTACGATTCTGCTCCATCACCGCTCAGTGTTGCAGGCGGCGGTGTTGCATCACTAACGGGTGCAGGCGGCGTGTTAGACGGAATGGAACAGATATTCGGTGCAGTGGGGGACGGAACTGCGTTTAGTAGTCCTCAAAGTGCAATCGGAACAATAGCGAAAAGTATTAATACTTACGAAAATCTCAAAGATCTTGACAGCGATAGTCTTGCCCAGGAAGCAATAGGAATTTTATCTAGTCCGCAGGGGATCGAAACAATATCTAATACAATAACAGGTGTTGCCGGAGCTGTGTTTCCTAAAGGTAATACAGAAGAGCCTACAACAACTGCAACTCAAAAGAGAGTTGCACCGCCGGGGATACAGTAAATGCCAACCAATTTACCTCCACAAGAGTTTAATGATTCAGCTGACGGTACACGCTTATTTTTTGATAGATATGGCGTAGAGCCTAATCAATATAGAGCTGTAGACATTGACGCGGCAGTGAGCTTTTTTGAAAGTGCTGGGTTTGATCGAGAAGCTGCCGTTGTAAGTGCAATTACAATTCTACAACAGGCAAAACGCGAAGGCAGTAATGTTTTTACTATTCTAGACAGCCTACAAAAGTTAGACTCTGTGAGATTGAGTCAGCTCGTTGCAGAAATACTTAACAACAACAGAGTGCCTACATCTGCGCTGGGTTATAGAGCTCAAATTACATCAGACATTAAATCGAGAGAAATAGGTGCGTAATGCCTAAGTTTGCACAGGGTCGATTTGAACCAAAAAACCCCGACAAGTATGTGGGAACACGGAAACCACATGCTAGAAGCAGTTGGGAATTTGTGTTCATGAAAATGCTGGACGAACATCCAGGAGTAGAAAGCTGGGCAAGCGAAAGTGTGCAAATACCTTATAGAGATCCACTTACTGGCAAATCGACTATATATGTGCCAGATTTTTTTGTGGTGTACAAAAACAGAAGTGGTGCTAAAAAAGCCGAACTTGTAGAAGTTAAACCCAGTAACCAGACACTGAGAGAACGTGTAGGAAAAAGCAGATACAATCAAGAACAGTATGTCAAAAACCTCGCCAAATGGGAGGCCGCCAGTGCATGGTGTAAACAACAGGGTATTAAATTTCGTGTTATAAATGAAGGTGATATTTTCCACCAAGGCGGAAAAAGAAAATAAGTAATATTATGACAAAGAAATTAGAAGAACTTTGGGATTTAGACAGCAAAGAAGAAGCTGGAAAAGACGAATCTCCTGCGGAGGAAGTGCCAGAACCTACACACGAACAGGTTAAGAGTCTGGACGATAGTTATAAAGCGGTACAAGAAATTACTAGAGACTTGCCCGCAGTAAGCGAATTAGACACTATCGACGATACAGAACTTGATCATCTCGCCTCCAAAGCAGAACAGGCATATGATGACTTAATGGACCTGGGAATGAATGTAGAAGTTCGCTACAGTGGTAGAATATTCGAAGTAGCAAGCTCGATGATGAAAAATGCAATTGACGCCAAAACTGCTAAGGTAGATAAAAAACTTAAAGCAGTAGACGCTAAACTTAAAAAATACAAAATTGATAAAGATAACGCCACCGAAGGCGACGGCGATGTAATCAGCGGCGAAGGTTATGTTGTAACAGATCGCAACGAATTGCTTAAGAAATTAGGCGGAAAGGAATAAATACTACTATGAAAACTTTCAAAGAATATCTTGCGGAGAGCAAAAAATATTACTCTTTTAAGGTCAAAGTTGCTGGCGATTTGCCAGAAAAATTTAAAGAAAACCTTAACAGTAGGTTAGAGAAGTATAGTGTTGCCACACTAGAACAGACTGGCAAAACTCCTATACAGAAACTTCCGCATGATTTTCCAGAAATGGAAAATTCCGAAGTTACAATGTTCGAAGTAGTAACAGAGTATCCTCTCAATGGACCTCAGCTAGAAACCGAATTACGCGACATGGGTATAGAACGCAACAGATACAAAGTTAGAACAGCAGGACAGGAAGCAGATATAGAAATTGCCGATGAAGATTCTAATCTAACTGACGGTGCCCTGCTTGACGATCCCGAGTACAAAGAAGCAGAGGGCGTTAAGGCAGAAGATTACTATGGTGACGAATTTAACACCAATTTTTTAAAAGATTTACAAAAAACAGCCGAAGAGCGCAAAAAAGAATTAGAACAAAATAACAATGCCGACGTTTACGACCGCAAAATAGAAAGTGTTGCTGGCGATTCTCCGGTTGGGAGCAAATAATGGATTTACATGATTTAATCAACAAACTAGACAACATAGACAGGTCTGTAGTAAACGAAGACTCAATGGCAGTTGACGTACCACAACAGGCACCGGCGCCTGTTCCAGAACCCAAGCCAAGCATGAGTGTTAACATGAATGCAACGGGAGCAGAAGGCATGGCTGAACTGTTAAATCTTATTTCGTCTATAAGCGCACCCAAGGCAACGGATACAGAAGTTATTGCATTGCCCGACGAAGAAGAGACAGAAGAAGCGTATGCTAATGCACCTGAGCCGGAAGAAAAAGACATTGACTATATGACTAATAAGCTTGCAGGCGGGATGAACAAGCCGAAAAAAACATATGATATTGTCTCAAAAGGGGATAACCCAATGCAATCGGCTGAAAAAACAGAAGAATCGATTCGTCGACAACTGCAAAAAACTTTAGAAGAATATAAGGAAAACTAAGATGGCAGACCTGACAACAGCAACAATCGGCGGAGGAAGTTCTGAACTGGTAAAAAGACATCCTGATTACCACATCGACGGAACATTTACAGACGGCAACGGAACTACATTCGATAAGAACGAAGAAACAAATCTAGCAAATATTTTGTACAATGGCAACAAGCCACTTACTTTATTTGAGTTAGACTTCGGTACCGACGTCAGCGGTCAATTAGCACCAGAAGAAGCAATCAATGTATGTATTGAATTAGTACAAAAGCATGCAACGATTGTAATTCGAGGCGACCTACACAGCACCAGTCAAGTAATGGCGTTTGCTATAGAAACACCGAACCTAACTGAAGACTGGGACGGAGCGGGCGAAGAAACATTAGTCGAACAGATTGAAGACGAAATACAGGCCTTGGGTGATCAAAGCACAGGAACCCCAAACCAAATAGATTACACAGCAGTTACTTGCACTGTTAAAGAATCTTTTAATTTAGCATAAATTAAATGTCTAATAGGGCCGCAAGGCCCTTTTTTTTGGTTAAATAAAGACATGAGCAAGTCATTAGAAGGTGTGCAGATCAAGAAGGCGCATGCGCCTCAAAAATACACACTTGAACAGATAGAACATCTAGAAAAGTGCATGGATCCTGTAGACGGACCGTTGTATTTCTGCAAAAACTTTTTGAAAATCCAGCATCCTACACGAGGTAGTATTGACTTTGTTCCTTATGATTTTCAAGAGGGACTAATCCGTTCTTATCACGATTACAGATATACTGTGGCTATGTTGCCGAGACAAATGGGAAAAACCACCTGCGCGGCAGGGTATCTACTTTGGTACAGTATGTTTACGCCAGAAGCACAGGTTTTAATCGCTGCACACAAATATACAGGTGCCCAGGATATTATGAATCGATTTAGATACGGATATGAGATGCTGCCTGATTTTATAAGAGCGGGCGTCTATACCTATAATCGAAATTCAGTTGAGTTTGACAATGGCAGCAGAGTAGAAGCAACTACAACAACCGAAAATACAGGACGCGGCAAATCCCTTTCCTTAATTTACTGCGATGAGTTTGCATTTGTGCAACCACCAGAAAAAGCATCTGAGTTTTGGACAGCACTATCACCTACACTGTCAACGGGCGGTAAATGTATTGTTACATCGACACCTAACTCAGACGAAGATCAGTTTGCTCTAATCTGGACAGAAGCGAACAAAAAATTTGACGAGCACGGGAACGAACAAGAAACAGGAACCAACGGATTTTATCCGTATTTTGCACACTGGAATGAGCACCCCGATAGAGATCAAGACTGGGCCAATCAAGAAATTGCTAAAATCGGAGAAGAACGATTTAAACGCGAATTCGAATGCGAATTTTTAATCTATGATGAAACACTTCTAAACAGCGTTAAATTAGCTGAACTAGAAGGCAAAGAGCCAATTTATAAAATGGGTCAGACCCGCTGGTATAAAGAAATTGATCCAGACTGTTCTTATTTGGTAGCATTGGATCCCAGCCTTGGCACCGGCGGTGACCATGGTGCAATACAGGTGTTTGAGCTACCTAGCATGGAACAGGTTGCCGAATGGCGTCACAATATGACACCTGTACAAGAACAAGTGAAAATTATGAGAGAAATTCTAAAACAGGTTCACGAACAAGGTTCGGAGCGCGGGAGCCCGCCACAGATATATTATTCTGTCGAAAACAACACGCTGGGAGAATCCGCGCTTATTGTAATAAACGATATAGGTGAAGAAAACTTTCACGGTTTGTTTTTGAGTGAACCTATACGTAGAGGCCATGTTCGAAGATTTAGAAAAGGTTTTAATACCACTCATAAAACTAAAATATCTGCCTGTTCTAGATTAAAGCATTTGATCGAGCAAAACAACATGACCATACATTCAAAACCTCTTATTTCAGAGCTGAAAAACTATGTGTCCACCGGCATTGGCTTTAAGGCAAAAGGGCAGCAAACAGACGATTTGGTTTCGGCCTGTCTGTTGGTTGTGCGGATGGCCGCTGTTCTAGCCGATTGGGATCCGGCAATTTACAACAAAATGGCTGAAAAAGTAGAGGAAGCAGAAATGCCTATGCCTATTTACATAAGCGGCATAGTCTGATAAATACTTATTATGAATGCTTTAGAAAATATTTCAGAAGATCTATTTTATAAGATTCGCAGCAGGTTCTCTGGCCTTAAACTGGGAGAGGAAACTGGCGAAATTACTGTAGATCCCAAACTGGCTGCTTTTTTTGATTTTAATTACATGGAAGGTGAAAAAAGTCTAGGCCATGTTTCGATAAGCCTTGCAGAAGAAGGGTCCATGAAAGTTTACTTTTCTTCCGGAATTGCGGAGGGAATGGACAACGATCAACAAAAGAACTGGTATAATTTTTTGCGTGAGTTAAGAGGCTTTGCAAAAAGAAGACTCCTAAATTTTGATGTAAGAGATATTACTAAAGACGCACTAGACAAAAGAGATTATGATTTCCTGCGAACTCATGCTATGCAGGAACCACAACAGACAATGCAAGAGCCCGTAGAGGAAAACATAATGAATGAAAGCACACTGTATGGAACAAAGACACAGAGCTTCCAAAAATTAAATGACACAAAATTAATCATCAAGCACAGCAAGAAACTCACTGATGATCAAGAGCTGAGCCCGAATGCAAGAACTAGAAATATTTCGGCACTTTTTATTGAGAATGCACAAGGAGAAAGATTTAAATATCCTTACATTCATCTTGCAGGTGCTAGAGCCATGCAGCGCCATGTTGCAAACGGCGGGAACCCATATGATGACATAGGTTCAAGCATTACCGGAATTAGCGAAGAAATTAAACAACTTAAAATGTTTCAGAACTATGTTAATAAAAACAATCTAGTAAACGAACATAATTCAGAAATCGTAGAAAAAGGAACCGAGCAACTAAACAATCTCAAAGAACAAATAAAGCGACTTTCTAAACAAAAGAACTACGAATCTTATGTAGATAACTTCTCTAAAAATCAAGACACGGAACTTCCAGAAACTGTAAGGCAAGATCTCAAAAGTAAATTCACTGTAATCAGCTTTAAAGAGGAAATGGAAAATGTGTTTCCTGTATTGTATAGGCTCATGAAAGAAAACAATACAATAGGATATAACGACATAGTCGGAGAAAACAACACTGAAGTTGCTGAAGGAATGGATCCAGAAGAGTTTAAGCAAAAGGTTGCTGACAGCGGAGATGCTGGTTACGAAATGTTAAGCGATGCTCTAAATGGAAAATACGGTCCTGATGTTCAAAGAGAAATTGAAAAAAGATATGGAGACATCGTAGACGGCGCTGATCTACACCCAGATGACGATTACGAAGGCATTTTAGATCGCATGATAGACGGCTTCGAACAAGACTACGGTGGCGGCTATGAGAATGATGATTTTGATTTTAGACAAGAATACGATGATAACCCAATGGATGATATGATGGACGGGTTTGATAGATTCGAATCGTGGGTTAACAATCTAGGCGAAGAAAGTGCTATTGTCAGCAGAGACGCCGAAGAAAAACAGGCGGCGGTAAGACAGCTTAACAATCTTATGGGCGAACATTTTCCGGCCGGCGTTGACGGAACAAATGCTATTGGAAGTCTAGAAGGCGTGATTGACGATCCTTCGCTGTTTAATCAAATTAGACAGGCGGCCAAGGAAGACCCAGAGCAGTGTGTTCGGCCAATGGTAAAAGATTGGCTTGAGGACAATGCACCTGATGTTGTTGATGATATTGACTTTGGCGACATGCAAGAAGAAGGCAATAAGTTTACTGGTGCAATGGCCAAGGCCAAAAAACAGGGCAAGGACGAGTTTGAAGTAGACGGCGAAACCTTTAAAGTAGAAGAAGTTGCTGATTTTGTAATGAGCTTTTATGACAGAGAAAAAGGCACGTTTCCAAAAGGTCCAACTGCGGTTGAACAACAGGTTGCTAAAAAGTTTGGCGAAACCGCAGGAAAAGCCGCAAGCCGAATGATTGAAAGAATGGCTCCGACACAAGATGTTGAGCTCGACGAACTCGGTAACACCGGCGAAGACACAGCCGAATTTGACACACTTAAAAAGCTAGCAGGACTTTAATAGTCCTGCTTGCATTCTTCTCTTATGCTTTCCCACAACTGGATTGATTCTAACACATCGGGCGAAGCATTTTTTTCGTAAGGTAATTGTAGATTCTGCCACTCTTCTTCTGCAATGTCCTTGGCAATAATTACTTCGTATTCATGACCGTCGCTAGAGTATAATTTTACATTATCAATGCCAATGTGTCCGTTTGCGGCTCGATCCAATGCTCGAGCAAGTTCTTTTAGAGCGCGTTTTTCTCCGACAATGTACGATTTGCCTTGCGGTTCTTTGTGAGGATATAAATGCAGTCTCGACCTATATATCATTGTAGATGTTCAACCTCTTTAAGTGCTAATTTTTTATACTTGTATACACTAACATATTCTGAGTTATTTTTATATCCCAATTTACCTCTCCCCCAAAGCAGTTGTTTGTCTCTAAAACTGTTGGCTCCTTTAAGAATAACATCAAGATATTTGCCATTGCCTGTGCCCAAAGTAACAAATGTTATGTATTCTTTTGGACCGCTTTTAAATACTCTATAGTTGGCCACTAAGCCACAAAATTCAATCTGTCCGGGCTTTCTAATCTCTTGACAGCCTGGTATAAAACGGCCGCTTCGCCATTTTCCTAGCTGTTGTAGTTCAGTAACTTCGTCGCCTTCAGTAATACTGGGCACAGAGCCTGCTAATTTAGCTTCGTGCCAATATACCCAACGAGCATATGATCCTTTGCAGTGTTTTAATGCGGCTGTCCAAAAATCTCTCCTATTGTGTGCTTTTTCGTATGCAAGAGACCATATTAGTCTGCCTAGATTAATTGCGTGCGCTCTGCATAGCCCAAAATGACTTAGTTCCTTAAGAGCCATAAAAACTTCATCTTTGCGCGGATGATCTCCAACGAGACGCATAAATTCAAATATTTTTTCTTCGTTTTTCTTAGCAAACGCTCTCCTCCACATATCTGCTTCATAATGGTCGCAACCAAGGATTTCCGATATTAGGCTTATGGCATCGTCTTCGTACACAATAGTTTTACTAAAGTTATCTTGGCTCCAATCTTGAAAAAAGCTGGCCTTGCGTCTACCCATTGTTGCTACTGGACGTATTAGTGCTGTGGCAAGCACACAGTCTTCTCTCGATTGCGGTTTGATGGCTTTGCATAGTCTTTTCATTGCAGGTGATTCTGCTTGTGTTACGCCTAGAACATCGCCAGATGATAACAGTTCTGCGGTTGCTTCATCATGCTCTGGATAATCTAAAAGATGCTGATCTGAAATGTGCCACAACTGACTTAACCCTCTGTTAGCTAATATGTCTATTTTAAAATGATCTAAATCTTCAATTTCATATTTGTCTAGCAGTATTTGATTCTCAGCATTTAAAAGACTTTTAGGAACGGGTCTGTCAAATATAAGCACACCGCCGCAATGTTTAGAGATACAGCGTTTTTTACCTTTTAATTTCTGTGCAAGTTTTTCTGCATCTTTAATATAGTCTTTGTCTATAACTTCTTCTAGTTTAAAACCTCGTTTGAGATTTCCCGGAGCGCCAAATCGTTTTGCGGCTTCTCTAACAGCACTCTTTTCTTTATATGTCACATAGTTTGACGCCCTTGCACTCTGTCCCGGCCAGCGTTTGTATATTCTCTGCATTACAGTATCTTGTTTCCAATGTGGAAAATCTAGATCTATATCTGGTAAATCGTCTCGCTTGGGATTCATAAATCGTGACAAGGGGATTCTTTCTTTAATAGGATCTACATCGGATATACCTAATAGCCAACAAATAAGACTGCTGCCTGCTGAGCCCCGAGTAATATGCGGAATATCTTTGGTGAGATTTAATATCTCTACCACTCTAAGAAAATGTTTAGAAAAGTTGAGATCTGCTATTATTTCTAGTTCTTCTCTTAACCTGTCTTCGTATTCTTTGCCTTCTGGCAGTTGCCTTTCAAAAGCCTCTACTAGCTTTTCTACTTCGTCTAATTTTGCACTCATTTTTTGCCTCGTGTTTGCCTGGTAGAGATATTTATCATTGTGGAAAATAGATTCAATCTCCGCTTGACAACGCTAAATAAAACACGCATAATATGTTTTATGCGATTAGGCATACCATTAGGCAACAACAAAGGAGGCACATAATGGCATCATTAGCTGAAATCCGAGCAAAGCTTCAAGAGCAAAATAACGGCGGTGGCAATCGATCATCAGGTCCGGGCGACAACGCAATTTATCCGCACTGGAATATGCAAGAAGGTTCAGAAACCGTTCTTCGATTCCTTCCAGACGGCAACGATTCTAACACGTTCTTTTGGGTAGAACGTGCAATGATCAAACTGCCTTTCTCAGGCATCAAAGGCGAGACTGACAGCCGTCAGACAATCGTACAAATTCCCTGTGTAGAAATGTATGGCGAAGGGGATACCTGCCCAATCCTATCTGAAGTGCGCACATGGTTTAAAGATCCGAGTCTTGAGGACATGGGTCGTAAGTATTGGAAGAAGCGTTCGTATATCTTCCAAGGCTTTGTAGTAGACGATCCTATCAAAGAAGACAACACACCAGAAAATCCTATTCGTAGGTTTATTATCGGACCTCAGATTTTCCAGATCATTAAGGGTGCGCTAATGGATCCAGAGCTAGAAGAACTGCCGACTGATTATATGCGCGGTGTTGACTTCCGCATCAAGAAAACTTCAAAAGGCGGGTATGCAGACTATTCTACTTCTCAGTGGAGTCGTCGTGAACGCAGTCTTACTGAAGAAGAAGCGGCGGCAATCGAAAAGCATGGGTTGTTTAATCTTTCTGACTTCCTACCCAAGAAGCCAGGCGAAGTCGAAATGCAGGTAATGAAGGAAATGTTCGAGGCCAGCGTCGATGGTGAACCCTATGACGCAGATCGCTGGAGTCAGTATTTCCGTCCAGCTGGCATGAGTCAAGCAACAGGTGATCCCAACAAAACACAGGTTGCCGCTCCAAAGCCTGCGCCAGCAGCAGAACCAGTTAAAGAGACTGTCGCAGAAACTGCTCCTGCAGAAGAAAGCAAGCCGGCAGCAGAACCTGCGCAGGAAAGCACTGAAAGCGAAGAAGGTGCAAGCCGCGCACAGGATATTCTTGCACAGATTCGTGCACGTAAATCTGCAGAATAAAATCTATAGGGCCTCTGCATCTGCATGCCCTATCCTTCAGGCTTATAGGAGTAAACATGGCAAAGGCATTTGATTTAAGTAAATTTAGAAAAAATCTAACCAAGAGCATTGACGGACTTGGTGTAGGTTTTAATGACCCTACAGATTGGGTATCGACTGGTAATTACGCACTAAACTATTTGGTAAGTGGTGATTTTCACAAGGGGGTCCCCTTAGGTAAAGTAACGGTGTTTGCCGGCGAAAGCGGTTCTGGCAAGAGCTATTTTTGTTCGGGCAATATCATTAAACATGCGCAGGATCAAGGCATTTTTGTTGTTCTCATTGACTCAGAAAATGCATTGGATGAAGATTGGCTTCAAAGACTTGATGTTGACACAAGCGAAGAAAAACTTCTTAAACTCAACATGGCAATGATCGACGACGTTGCTAAAACTGTGTCCGAGTTTATGAAGGATTACAAAGACATGGCAGAAGAGGATCGTCCCAAAGTCTTGTTTGTAGTAGACAGTCTAGGCATGTTGCTTACGCCTACTGATGTGGATCAGTTTGGCAAGGGTGATTTGAAAGGCGATATGGGTCGCAAGCCCAAAGCATTGACAGCACTTGTTCGAAACTGTGTTAACATGTTTGGTAGTTACAACGTAGGCATGGTGTGTACTAATCATACCTATGCATCACAGGACATGTTCGACCCGGATGACAAGATTTCAGGCGGACAGGGTTTTGTGTATGCTTCCAGTATTGTAATAGCAATGAAAAAGCTCAAGCTCAAAGAAGACGAAGATGGCAACAAGACCTCCGACGTACACGGCATTCGTGCCGCCTGTAAGGTTATGAAGACGCGCTATGCAAAACCGTTTGAAAGCGTACAAGTTAAGATTCCATACGAAACAGGCATGGATCCTTACAGCGGTCTTGTAGATCTATTTGAAAAGAAAGGCATTCTCCAAAAAGATGGCAATAGACTTAAATACGTTGACGTCAACGGAGAGGAACATAAAGAATATCGAAAGGCCTGGACGGGCGAAAAGCTAGATATGATTATTGATCAATTCTACGATCTCTCCGGACCCAAGGAAGAAGAACCTTTAGAAGACGATGTTGACGTTGTAGAAACTACGGAGACTGAAATTAATGAATGAAGAGCAAATCGGCGATCTTTGGCAGGTTGCAATAGAGCATCTGCCGAATGATAAGAGGGATAATGTAGCAACTGACTTTATTAACGTGCTAATGGATCACGGAATTAAAGAATCAACATTGGTTGCACTAAAAGGTGTCGATCCTCATTTAGACGGAGCGATCGAGTATGCAATTGACGACGAAGAAGGCTTGGACGAGTATTTTGATTAATGTGGTATGATCGCATAACAAAAGATATTTCGAATATTCCTAATGCTATTCAATATTTTTATGACGAATTAGAAGAAGCAAAAAAGGAAACCAAGATTACTGGTCGAATCGAGAAGGCCGCAGCAGAAATGCCTGCTGTGGTCGAATCTCGTTTTAGTCAGTTACAAGAAATTGAAGCAATATTAGAATATCTTAATATCGAACTTCGACGTCTAAGAAGTCAACATTTTAAAAAATATCTAGAAAATTACCAACGTGCGTTGTCTAGTCGCGATGTTGAAAAATATGTTGACGGCGAAGCCGACATTGTTGATTTTGAAAAAATTATCAACGACTTTGCACTAATACGTAACAAGTGGCTAGGTATTACAAAGGCTCTTGATATCAAACAATGGCAGTTGAGTAATGTAGTAAAACTAAGAACAGCTGGATTAGATGATGCAACACTATGATTTAGATACTCTTATGTCTTTGGTAGGCAAAGGCCAAATGACTAGAGTAGAATACGAATACATAAGCCAGTTTTTAGGCAAAGTTAATTTATTAGTATTCGGAACAGGCCACGACACACCATATTGGAGATCAATAAACAAAGGCACCAACATATTTTTGGAGCACGATGAAAAATGGATTAGTCCAAAATCATCAGACACACTTAAGGTAAAATACAACACAATAATTAAGAAAGCAGATTATTATTTGACTCATCAGAAAGAACTTGTTATGGATTTACCTAAACAAGTTACAGAAACACATTGGGACGTAATTTTTGTTGACGCACCGCCCGGAAATAAAAAAACAAGTTTTGGAAGAATGCAGAGTATATACACAGCATATACGTTGTCAACTACCAATACCGATATTTTTGTTCATGATTGTAATAGATATGTTGAACAAAAATACACATCCCATTTTTTTGAGATACATAAAGAACTTACTAAATTAAGACATTGTAAAAAAAGATTATGAGATATACTTTAGATTATAACACTGCTGACCTTACATTTTTAAGTTGTTGCAACGGGCATTATTTAAATTTTGTAGAACCATTTATTTATTTTGCTAAAAAAAGCAATCCAGGTTGCAAGATAGAATTATTTGTTCCTCAACCTGAGATTTTTAAAAAACAAAAAGACGTAATTTTTCACAAATTACCTAAAGGGCGAGCAGATGTATTACGATATATTGTAGAACCTACAACCAATACGAAACATACATATATTTGCGATATTGATATAATGCATACCGAACATGTGCAGCCTTTTCATATATTGCATATGGAGGAGACAAATCTACCTTTTAGTAACATTTATAGAACAAATAAGATAGATAGGTTATCCGGATTGCATTTTGTAGAGTCGGAGAAATGGTATGCTGAAACAAAATCTGCTAGAAGTAAAGCGCCGATAAAAGGTCAAGATGAAACTATTTTGCATAACATAACAAGAGAAACGTATCCTAATGCAGTTTTTAGCGAAGGACTATCAAAAAGACCCATTCATGGAATACACGTTTCGGTAGGCCGGCCTATTTATGACATTCCCGGCTGGGAGGTAACTTCGAATAAATTAACCTACTTCAAAGAAACTATAGAAGAACACGGCGAATTTAATAGTTGGTTTACTGAAAATGTTGTAAACAAATTACTTCCTACAAGAAAACGAAAAAAAATCTAATGACAGAAAGAATACTTAACATAGTAGTAGCATCGGATTCAAACTTAATTAAATTTATAGATCCTTGTTTAACAAGTATTCGAAAATGTGGATACGAACCTATTTTTTATAATCTTGGCGGCTTAGATTTTGGCATTTCATTTGAATCAAATACAAGTAGCAAATCGTTACAAAAGTTTCCAAAAAAACCATTTGTGATTTTAGACGCACTTAGTAAGTTAGACGATGACCAATATCTAGCATGGATAGATATAGATTGCATAATGCAGTATCATGTAGACAATGCAATAGATAACTATGATCTAGCAGTTACATTTAGAAAGAGCAGTTTAAATAGTGGCGTAAGTTTTTGGAAAAAAACACCTAACTCGATAAATTTTTTAAATGAATGGTGTAAAATATCGTTAGAAGTAAATGGCGATCAAAATGCTTTGAATAGAATTTGTAAAATTCCTAATAACAGTTATATTAACAAAACCTTAGATATTTTAGATGCTAAAGTAAAAGTTTTAGATTGTAAAACATTTAATAATTTTTTCTTCAAACGTGATCAGACAAGTGCAAGAATCATTCACTATAAATCAAAATATAGGGACAGATTCCCTAAGGGATAGTTTCTTATGAAGTTAGACTTTATTGAAATAGGAACTAGTAATTTTGATACGCTGATAGAAAAAGCAGATGAATCAACCTTTGGAATTTCAATCGAGCCTGTAAACATATATCTAGATGACTTGCCGAATCCTAAAAACGTTCATAAATTAAATTATGTAATAAGTTTGGACGGTTCAGAGGATCCTGTCGATGTTTACTACATCAAACCAGAGATTATAGATAAGTTCAGATTAAAGAATTATCTAAAAGGGTGTAATAGTGTTAAAAAATATCACCCATTACATATACAGCATAATTTACAGAAGTATGTGACTATTGATGTTGTCCAGCAAATTTGTATAGGTCGACTGTATGATTTATTTCATATTGAACATCTTGCATATCTAAAAATAGATACCGAAGGCGGCGACTGTTGTATTCTAGATCAGTATTATGATTTTATTTTGGATAAACCTAGTTTATATCCAATGAAAATAAAATTCGAAACAAATAGTTTATCTAACACTACACATGTAGAATCCGTCTTAAAAAAGTATCACAGCATTGGATATAAGTCTAGCAAAGAGCGACAAGACACAGTATTGATGCTGAAATCTTAAGTTGCTGTGATGATTATATTAATGCATAAATACCCTGATGAAAATTGTGTTAGTTACAGGTGGGTTCGACCCTCTTCATATAGGCCATATCTCATACTTTAAATCTGCTAAGTCCCTTGGTGATTATCTAGTTGTGGGGGTAAATTCGGACAGCTGGTTAGCACGTAAAAAAGGCAGACCCTTCATGCCAGCCAAAGATCGCAAAGCTATTATTAATGCGTTAGCTGATGTTGATCATGTAATTGACTTCGACGATTCTGACGATACTGCTTGCGATGCTATCAAACAGACTATAAACTTTTGGAAAACAAATGATCCTATAATATTTGCAAACGGCGGGGATAGGAAGCAAGGTAATGTGCCAGAAGAAGATAGGTTTTCTAATCATGCTCGAGTAACATTTGCATATGGAATTGGCGGCGATAAGAAAGCAAATTCTTCAAGTTGGATACTGGACGAGTGGAAAACTCAGAAAACAGAAAGATCGTGGGGCTATTGGAGGGTGCTAGACGACAAACCAGACAAGGGATATAAAGTCAAAGAACTTGTAATATATCCGGGCAAGAGGCTAAGCGACCAAAGACACTTTAAGCGCGACGAACAATGGATTATTCTAGAAGGCGTTGTTAAAATAGAGACAGAATACAAAGAGAGATTCGACACAGCACATCTAAGATTAGAAAGCTTACCATATAATATCGGCAAGGGTGTTTGGCATTGTGCTAGTAATCCTGAAACAGTACCAGCTCACGTTTTGGAAATTCAAACAGGCGACGAATGCATAGAGGAAGACATAGAGAGAAGAAATTATGAAAGTGTTCGTAGGATATGATACCAGAGAAGATATTGCTTACCAAGTTTGTAAACACAGCATTGTAAGCAAACAACCAGAGGCAGATGTAAGACCATTAAAACAACAGGAATTGAGAGATGCAGGCTGGTATACTAGACCTGTAGATAAACTTGCCAGCACTGAGTTTACATTTACAAGATTTTTAGTGCCAGAACTAGCCAACTTCGAAGGGTGGGCTCTATTTATGGATTGCGACATGATCCTTACAACAGACATCAAAGAACTTTTTGATCAAGCCGATGACAAATACGCTGTAATGTGTGTTAAACACGATTATAAAGTTAAAGAAGGCACTAAAATGGACGGACAAAAACAGACAGTATATCCGCGCAAGAATTGGTCTAGTGTCATGCTGTTTAATTGTGGCCACCCCAGCAATAGAGCTCTTACTCAGGAGTTAGTTAACAATCCAGAAATAAACGGCGCATATCTTCATCGATTTAGTTGGCTAAATGACGG